GGGGCTGATGGCAAGGTTGATCTGGATTCGTACCTAGCACTTCGCGAATCGGGCCTTGATCCGCTGCTGCAAACCACGGGGCGCGCCGCGCAGCCCACAGGCAATTTTGAAACCGGATTGGCCGCCCAGCGCGAGCGCAAAATTAAGGCGGATGCTGAGCTCGCCGAACTGGAACTTGGTCGGCAAAAGGGCCAGCTGGTTGAAGTGGCCCGCGTTGAAGCCGAACAGGAAGACTTGACCCGCAAGCTGCGCGACCGGCTGCTGCAGGTGCCCCAAGAAGTGGCGGCGGATTGCGCCAGGCTGGGCGATGAGATTGCAATTCAGAAGACTATCACGCAGGCCATTCGCCGCGCGCTTGATGGGCTGGCTGATGACATGAGCAAGGATGATGTTCCAGACCCTGCCTGACCCGGCGCCTATTCTTCGCCGGGCTTGGGCGCGCGGGCTGGCTTCGCCACCTGAACGCCTGGTGTCTGCCTGGGCTGATGCGAATCGCGTTTTGGGGCCGGAAGAAGGCCCCTTCCCGGGTCGCTGGCGCACTGACCGCGTGCCTTACCTGCGCGATGTGATGGACGCGCTGAGCCTGGCACATCCGGCCCGGCGCGTGACGCTGATGGCCAGCGCTCAGGTTGGTAAAACCATGGCCCTGCTGAATTTGGCCGGGCAGATTATCGCGGAGACGCCAACCACGGTTCTTTGGGTTCTGCCCAGCCTTGATGAAGCGCAGAAATTCAACCGCGATAAGCTGGAACCGATGCTGGCCAATTCGCCCGCGGTATCGGCCAAGGTGAAGGCACTGGTGAGCCGGGATGAAACTGGTTCCACCACCAAGCGCAAGAATTTCCCAGGCGGCAATATCGACCTGACCGGGGCGAATAGTTCCAAGGGCCTGCAGATGGTCACCAAGCGGGTGATCCTGCTGGATGAAGTCTCAGAATTTCCGATGGATGTGGATGGCCGAGGCGACCCGGTTGCCATGGCTGAAGCCCGCGCCATCGCCTGGACAGGGCGGGAGAAGATCGCCGCGGCATCCACGCCCGGCATCAAGGGCCAGTGCCGCATATCGGCGCGGTTCGAAGATGGAAGCCAAGGCCGGTTCCAAGTGGCCTGCCCAGACTGCGGCGCGAAGCAGCCGCTGGTGTTTGAAAATCTGCGCTGGCCGAAAGGTGAACCAAGCGCCGCTTTGTATCACTGCACCGCATGCGGTTCGGGAATCGAGCATCGCCACAAGGCCGCCATGCTGGCCGCCGGTGAATGGGTGCATGAGCGGCCCGAGCTTTTGGTGCATCACGCAAGCTTTGCGTTGAACGCGCTTTATTCGCCTTTCGTGTCTTGGGCTTGGGTGGCGGAACAGCGCGAACGCAGCCAGGATGATCCGCTGCTGGATAAGGTGTTCACGCAGCAGGTGTTGGGGCTGCCTTATGAGCCTCGGTACGATTTGCCGAGCCACGAATTACTGTGGCGCCGGCGCGAAGCCTATCCGCCGCGGCGCATTCCGCCCAGTGTGCTGTTCCTGACTGGCGCGGTTGACGTCCAGGGGGATCGGTTGGAGTGGGGTGTGTACGGATGGGATCGCAACCTATCATCCTGGTGGATTGATGGGGGAATTCTGGAAGGCGACCCCGCGCTTGATCCGGTGTGGTTGGCACTGGATGAAGTGATCGGCAAGCGATATCGCGATGCCTGGAACCGCGAATGGGCACCGATCTGCTACGGGATTGATTCGGGCTATCTGCCGCAGCGGGTTTATTCATACGCCCGCCGCCACGCCGCCGGCCGAGACCCGCGCATCATGGCGCTGGATGGGCGGGCGAAATGGGGTGAACCGCCGCTTGGTATGCCGAAGCCGCAAGATGTGGATTACAACGGCAAGAAGATTGGATCGGTTCTGCTTTGGCCGGTCGGGACATGGGATTTAAAGACCGAAGTGGCGGCGGCGCTCAGGCTCACGGAAATGGGGCCCGATGCGACTGGCGCCTGGCCGAAGGGGGCGGCGCATTTTCCGCAGGCCCTGGACCTTGGGTTTTTCGAGCAGATTACCGCTGAAGCCTGCGTGGAAATCGGCAACCGGGCCGGGTTCACCAGGCGCGAATGGCGCAAGGTTCGCCCCCGCAATGAACAGTGGGACATTGCTGTTTATGCCCGCGCCTTGGCCCGGCACGAAACCGCAAACCTGACCGATGCACATTGGGAAAGGCTGATCGCTGAGCGGGTTGGAAAGCCCGAAGATGCGCAGGCGGACATGATAGCCCTTTGGCAGCCTGACCTGAAGACCTTGGCCGGCGCTGATGCTGCGCCGGAACCGAAACCGCAACCCGCACCGCCGCCTCCCCGAAGCGGCGGCTGGTTCGAAAAACGCGAAAGCTGGATTTGAATGGCAACGCAAGCTGACGTGGATGCGCTGGTCGCGGCAATCGCGTCCAACGTGTCGGAGGTCCGATTCTCCGATGGGCGGTCTGTGAAATATCGCACCACCAGCGAGATGCGGGAAGCGCTTGCCATTTTGCGCCAGGAAATGACCACGGTGCCCTTCAACCGCACCACCTTGACCAGCTTCAGCAGGGATTGAACGATATGTGGATCGAACGCGCCTTGGCTGGGATTGCACCAGGCTGGGCGCTTTCCCGCATGCGCGCTCGCCTAGCTTTTGATGCACTGAACGCCCGATATGAGGGCGCGCGCGTCACGCGCCGCACGCGCAACTGGTTGCCCAGCTATTCGGATGCGCAGACCGAAGTGGCTGATGATTTGAAAATGCTCCGCAGCCGGTCACGAGATTTGACGCGCAATAATGCTTGGGCATCGGCGGCGCTGGACATGCTGATTGCCTATCAGGTTGGTTATGGCATCACGCCGCGTTCCGATATTCGGAATGGCGATAACAACCAGGTGGATAGCCTGTTTGGCGAATGGGCCAAGCGTGCTGATGCGCATGGCATGCTGGATTTCTGGGGGATCCAGGAACAAGCGGCGCGCGCCCGGGTTGAATCGGGTGAAGTGCTGATCCTGATGCTGCGGCTTTCGCCGGCAGAAGCGCGCCGCCGCGGCTTGAAGGTGCCGCTGGTGCTTCAGGTGCTGGAAGCCGATCTGCTTGATGAAACCTTCAACAGTGACCGGCTAGACAATGGCAATATCATCCGCAGCGGAATTGAATTTGATAGCCAGCAGCGGCCAGCGGCTTATCACTTGTTCGAACGCCACCCCGGCGCGCTTTCAGGCATAGCCCAAACCGTTTTTGACCGGCAGCCCGATAATCTGGCGGGCCTGGCCTTCTACGCCAAGCGCCGGCGTGTGCCTGCCGAAAGCATTATCCACCTGTACCGCGCGCAGCGTCCCGGCCAGGTGCGCGGTGTGCCAGTGCCTTCGCCCGTGATCGGCAGGCTGCGGGAACTCGATGAATTGGAAGACGCCGCCTTGCAGCAGGCCAAAATCCAAGCCTGCCTCGCCGCCTTCGTGACTTCCGCCGCACCGCCTGCCGCTGGCCCGCTTGAAGGCAAGAGTAGCGCGGGCGAAGCGGTGAAAAGCTTCAGCCCCGGCATGGTGGAGCGCCTTGCCCCCGGCGAAGAAGTCAGCTTCACGCAGCCAAGCGGCGCGGGCAGCTTTGATGGGCTTTCGCGCCATCAGCTTCACGCCATCGCGGCGGCTTATGGCCTGACCTATGATCTGCTGACAGGTGATCTTTCGGGGGCGAATTATTCCAGCCTGCGCGCCGGCCGCATCGCCTTCAAGCGTCGGCTTGAACAAGACCAGTGGCTGATGCTGATCCCGCTTTTGTGTGAGCGTGTTTGGCGTGCCTGGGTTCAGGCTGCCGTGGCGGCTGAGGTTTTGCCGGAAGCCCTTGATCACGATTACCCGGTTGCCTGGGCGCCTCCGCCCTTCGAATTCATTGACCCGCTGAAGGATGCGCTGGCGACCAAAGCCATGATCCGCATGGGCCTGAAGACCTGGGCGCAGGCTGTTTCCGAACAGGGCTATGATCCTGAGCGCCAGGCGGAAGAAATCAAAGACAACAACGAAATGCTGGATTCACGCGGCATCATTCTGGACGTGGACCCGCGCCGCGCGAATTCTTCCGGCGGTGCTCAGGATGCGGCGCAGAATGCCGCCATCGAAATCGGCGCGACGGGCCTGGCATAAGCAAAGGAACAGATGATGGAAATTGAAATGCGCGCGGGCACCGCAGCGGAGCCGATCACGCTTGCGCTGATGGGTGATGTGGGCTGGGACATCACGGCCCAAAATGTCTCGCTGGCGTTGAAGGGCGTGCCCAAAGGAACGCCGCTTACCATCAGCATCAATTCCTATGGCGGCGATGCCCTGGCTGGCATTGCGGTGCATAACATCCTGGCGCGGCATGAAGGCCAGAAGCGCGTGGTGATTGAGGGCATCGCGGCCAGTGCGGCCAGCCTGATCGCCATGGCTGGCGATGAAATCATCATGCCAGAGAACGCTTTCATGATGGTTCACGAAGCCTGGGGCGGCGCCCTTGGCGATTCGGAAACCATGCGCCAGCAAGCCGATGTTCTGGACAAGATCAGCCGCGCCTATCGCCGCACCTATGCTGCGCGCAGCGGCCAGACCGAAGAAACCGTGGCCGCGCTGATGGCGGCTGAAACCTGGTTCACGGCTGAAGACGCGGTGACCAATGGCTTCGCCACTGAAGCGGCGGCACCGGCGGAAATCCGCGCCTTCGCATCCCTTTCCCCAGATCGCTACACCCGCACGCCGGAGGCGCTTCGCCGCCTGGTGCAGGCAGCGAAAGCGGCCCCTATGGCCGAAACCGTTTTCAACCCGCCGGCAATTCCGCCGGCAGTAGCGAAGGAAGTCGGAATGTCCGAATCCATTGCCCCGGCCGGCGGGAATACCCCGGCCTCCTCCGCCGCCCCGGCCCAGGCCGTAGCGGTTCAACCCATCAGCGCAAGCGTTGCCGATCTTGAAGGTATCGCTGGCCGCAACGGCCTGCCCGCCGATTTTGTGGTGGCGCAGGTCAAGGCCGGTGCCACGCGCGAAGCCGCGCTGGAAGCCGCTTTGGAAGCCGTGGCGCAGAAAAGCCCGCAGGCTTATGCGCCTGCCCGCGT